GCCCGCGTTAAACGCGACGCCCGCCGAAGCTTGCTTCGGGACGTCGTAAACACCCGTAACGGCGATCGCTCCGAGCGTGTTCGCGGGGATCGCGACTTTCGCGACGCCCACGATATCCCCGACGACGACGACGTCGCCCGCGTCGACCGCGGCTCCTGGCGTATAGTCGAGGTAGTCTCCGTTTTGCACAAAGTTAACCGGCATGGTATTCCTCCGTTTTTATTATATGTAATAATTGACTGGCGTAATGCTATGCTATTACGCTTCGCCCTTCATCTTCACGCCGCCACGGTATTCCTGCAGATTGACGCCGAAATCGTGATAACCTCGCATCCGGATACCCAACTGATCAAACTCCGCATCGGACGACTCGACGGTTGGCGTTTCTACGCCGTTGAGAAACACCATTTCGATGACCGGCATGTCCTGCGGGCTCGCTAGCAGATACCACGCCTTCGCCGAATTGCCCGTAATCGCGGCGCTCGAAAGGTAGCTCGACTTGACGACGCGGAACTTTCCGGCGTGCGGGTTCTGCGTCATATATTGGCCGACACCAGCCGCGTTTCCTGCGTCGTTTCTGACCTCGAGAGCGGCCATCAGATTCGTGCCCGCCACGAACAACGCGTTCGGAACAAGCAAAATTTGCGGCTGGATTCCGAGCGGGTAGCCGTTCGGGTCGGTCTGGTTGAGGAACGCAAGCTCGGCTTGCGTGAGGCCGTCGAGATTTAGCCGCGTATCTGGTGAGCTGGTGCCCGAGAAGTAGTTGTTGCGGCCCGAGGTGAAAAACGTCGAGTTGTCAAGGAATTCCGTCCAGAAAACCTCGTTGATCTTGAGAGCCGCGCCGCGGCCGATCATACGCGGTACGTCTGTCAACGCGCGGAGATCATCGTTGATAATGTTTTCGCGCGTGAGCTGGAACATTTTCGCGTAAGTCGCGGCTTGGTTGCTGTACTCTTGCTCCCCGAGCGACCCGTGTTTGATCTCGCCAGTCGGCCCGATCGACTCATACTTGAAGTCGCCGGTCAAACGATAACGCTTGATCGGCTTGAAGTCGGTGACGCTGGCCGTGCTACTGATTTCGCGCCAAGTTTGCTCAACCGCCATGAACGCGGCGAGAATGCTTTTGTTCATGACACTACTGAGAATTCCCGGCAACGAGAACGTGCTGAAGCTCGCTTCGATTCCCCGGGCCGCGTGACGCATCACAGAGCTAAAATTCTGCCGCGTGATACGGTGCGCCGAACCGTCGTAACCGCCATCGCGGGCTGCGGCAAGGATTGCATACTGCAGCGTAATTCCGTCGCGGGTCATGCGTTGGCCCGCCTCGATCGCCTGAGGAGCCAGCCCTGTTGCGTCGAGTCGACACTGGAGCGTGAGAGCGGCTTCGAGTGCGGTTGCCTCGTCCGCCTGCCGGTTGGCATGCACGGCCGGAGCTTGAGGCCTGCTCGATCGCAAGACCTCTAGTTCCGTTCGGGTCGCGTCCCAGCCCTCGCGGATCGCTTGAGCTTCGATCGTCGGAACAGCGGAGGCGACGCGGCGGATTGCGTTAATTCGCTCGACCTCGGCGGCCGCCTGACTGCGGATCTGTTCCATCGGGTCGACCGCCGCAGCCTGCACGACAGGAGTCGTCTGACCGGCAGGGGAGACACCCTCTGCGCGTTGCTGCGAATGCTCGCTCGCCGAGGCCTGCAGCGAATCGTAAGCGAGCTGGAGCTGCTCTAATTGCTCGGTGGATAACTCCGCTAACACAAGACCCAAAGACGCGACCCAAGCTTCGAAACCCATCGTATTTTCCTCCGGTTGTTTTGCTGCAATTGATACTGTCGTCGACGAGTCGGCACCGTTGGCGACGATCGCGACATGCACTAATTCGGCCGCACGAACGAGCGAGAACCCCCGCTCACTTTCGATCGATCGGCCGTTGACCCTGACCTTTTTTCGCGGCTCGATCCACTCGGCTTGAAGCGGCTTCGCTCCGATCGATGCCTGAAGCGGGATACCCTCCGCGTGAAACGCAACGATCTGTTGAGCGAGTGCGGAGCTCGGTGAAAGCTCACCCTCGATCCGCAGCGATCGGGCCGCGAGCTTAGCCGTCCCGTAGCCGACGATCGAACCGACTTCGTTTCGATGGTCCGCTAACAGGACCACCTTCTCGCTTGCCTTGATTCCGGCGATATCTACAACCACCTCACCCCAGCCGCCGACGACCATAGGGCCGCCGTTGTACGCGTCGATCTTGATACGTGGCGGGCGCTGCGCGCCGTCTTCGGCTGCGGCTTCAAGCGTGAACTCGGGAACCGCGTTCGCGAGCACGAAATGAGCGGGAAGCGGCTTGCGTTTCGGTTTCACTAGAATTCCTCTTGTAAATCGTCTTCACCTTGTTGCGTCTGACGATCTGGAGCTGGGCCGACGGCGAGTCCGAGTCGCTCCATGAGCTCAAGTTCCTTCGCACGCTGCCTGATTTGCTGCTCCCAATCGAGCCCGCGTTGTGCGTATATTTCTGCAAGCGTCGTCGTGCCAGTCGCGAGTTTAATTTCGTTCGCGACCGCTTCCTTCTGCGGGTCGACGTGCTCGGGCCCTCGCCAGTACCAGCGGATCTCCCACTCGTTGATCGGCGGCAGGCCGGGCGGAATTACGCCTTGGATTAGCGCGGCTTCGTCGAGCCAAGCCGCTAGAATTCTGCTAAGAATCTGCCGCTCGCAATCGTGCTCTTCAACCTGAATCGAGCGGTGATAGGTCTGGTGATCCAGGCGGCCGGAGGCGTAGTTGTAGCCTGAGCTGTCGCAACGCGCGATGTTGGCTGGCATGTTGAGACAACGCGCGATCTCGTTTAACAACTCATGCTTGAACTCGCGATATGTCGTCGTCGGTTGCTCGGATTTCAATTGCCCTAACTTCCAGCCATCGGGCATCGTGGTAAACATATTCCGTTCGAACTCGACAGACTCGAACGGCTCGGCTGACGCTGCCTCGCCGCCTGCTGGTGCGTCGGTGTAAAGCACGCCAGCAAAATTCGCTGCGGTTTCGGCGGCCGAAAGCGTCGCGAGCGTGTAGCGTCGGAGCTGTGCGAATAGCGGCAGGGCCGCCATGATTTCCGGGATTCCACGAACTTGGCCGGGGCGGTCTGGACGAAACCAATGCAGCACCTTGTCGGCCGGAATCTTGTCGAAGTCGTTCGAGTTCGGGACCGACGTATAACGCTCGCCCGGGTGTACTTTTAGCACGTGATAGGTGACAGGGTTCCCGTAGTCGTCGAACTCTATTCCGTCGACGTAATGGGGCTCGAGGTAATCGTAGGTTGGCGTGGTAACCTGATCCGCTTCGACTAGCTTGACGTCGAGCTTCACGGGCGTGAGTAGCTTCGGATTGCTTATCAGAATCCCGAACGCCTCGCCGTCGGTTTTTTTCGCGAGGGTCATCGTGCGGAGCTTCGACACGAGGTCAGTCGCCTGCATCCACGCCGCGAATTGTGCCTCGATCTGGCTCGCGTCTTGGCCCGTACGCGTGACGATCTGCAGCGACGGCCCGCTGCCAATCAGGTCGTTTGCGAGCGTCTGGACGATCCCCTGCGCGTAGCTATTGTTCGCGATCTCGTACCTAGAGCGCATCCTGAGCGTCCGACGGACTTCGTAGCTGTTCGCGGAATTCGCGCTCAAGCCGTCGGCGTTCGCCCAATGCTTGATATTTTCGCGGCTTGTGGCTGCGGCGTCGTAGCGTGCCTTGACGACGTGTACGCGTTGCGTTGCTGTTTTGCGGAATAGCCACCACATCCTAGACGCTCCCTGGAGGCTTGATCTTCGCGAAACGCAAGCCCTTTAGCGGGTTAGCTATCGCGGCTTTGCTCGCCAAATACCGATCGGCTTCGATCAGCTCAGAGACCGGCCGTTGCTTCACAGAGCCAGCGTCGCCCGAGACCTCGGCCGGGCTGTTAGCCAGCGACTGGATTTGCGAGCTGAGATCGGGGGCTGCACTCAAAAGGAGTCCTCTCCTGCTGGTTGCTGCGGTAGCGGTTCTTTACTGAACGCGTGTTCATTAAAGAATCTACAGGAGAACCGGCAGGGAGGAACGCGCGGAGCGTCACGCGTGAAGAGATTTCAGAAGGTTGCGCTATTAGTGGCGCGAGCGTTATTTGTTGCCGA